TTATTGAGCAACGTAGTCAAACAAGAACCTGAATACTCCTTATTCTTAGATTCAAGAACCATCTTCTCCCGGAAATTATGCGGATTCCGGATGACTAAATCCTTACTGCACTGGCGAATAGCTTCTTCAACCAAGGGATACACATGACTCCCCTTGCACAGTTCACGAACAAAGTCAAATACCGCAGCCCCATTGGACATATCACAAGAAGATATGTCCAAATTAGCTTTGAAAACACCATCACTGCACGGAATGCTTATACATGCATCATCGGAATGGTATACACAAACGTAATCCGTCTTGGCCAGCCACAATCTTTCGTAACACTCAACCAAAGTTGCATACGTAGGACCATAAACAAACCTAGAATAAGAATCACCTTGAACGTACCATTCTTCGAAGCAATGTTTAACGCACTCTATAGGCGACCCGACCAAACTACCTTCAGTGCTATAATCCCCAATAAGCCGAGGGTACTTACCAGGCTTAGCCCACTCAGGACACTTAAGCTTAGCTTTGACATTATTGGTATAACAATCAAAGCGCCCAAGAACACCCATGTTAGCCAAGTTTTGGTAAGCACGCACACGCAACTTTCTTTTAAGATGAGTTTTGTGTGCACCATCAAAGACACTAGCATTGACCTCCGGCATGGTATGCGACAAAGCCAACAACACACGTTCATGCAAAAAATCAAAAAGATGGAAAATAGAATTTCCAATGGTAGTACGAGCCCCAAGCTTACAATTTATCAATTGGTTGTACTTGAGTTGCTCATCAAAGCCAGGCAACTCCGGCTCACGACAACATGTCATGCGCCTCATAGCCTTAGACAAATTCAAAGACGAGTCCTTCCGGTAACACACACTACCGGAATAAAAGACTGGACCAAAATGCGTTTTATACCCTGTATAACCAACGCCCTCCACGTTCTCTTCCTTTACTTGCGTCGGGAAGACAATACTACCTCGAAGAAAGGAACTCCAAAACTCCTGGTAGCTCACCCCAGCACTCCTCAACTCACGCAAGAATCTCTTATTTTTATTGCGAGGGAACTTAAACTCCCCATTATAACGAAAAGTTTTATCCACATCACAATATATATAAGGAACCCTATACAAACCTAAGGAGTGCACACCACTGCCCTCCCTACAGAGGCGTCAGAGTAGCTCCGGCGCATAAACAGCATATACCTGGCTAACGCTACCACGCGCCTGGTTTTGCTGTATACGCCGGAGACACATCTGTTGGTATGCGGCAATCACTGTATCATTGAGACACAGGTAATCCAAGCCTTTGTACCTACCAGATGACCACTCCGAAAACACCACTGAGGACAATGTGTCCATGGTAGTCTCATTGATCTTAAGTCCGCCATAACGGCTCATAAGCTCAACAACAATTTCCTGGTACACCTGAACATGAACTATCGCGTTATACCCGAGAAATTGAAAAGCGTAAGTCGAATCAACCTCCAACTTAACTGGTTCTCTGTCATTAAAAGTCAACCCGGGAAAGACGCTTCCGATACGGTGCTTGTGCCCAACCCGGCCCTTACTAGCGCAATAATAAGCATAAAAGACGAAATACAATGTAGTAAGAACAAGGCCTGCCCCAAAAATGGAGTGCAAACCCCAGTTAAACACTACATCGACTTGGTTATCTAATACACCCACCAAAGCCAATGAACT